CGGTGACTTAAGCTACTTAAATCTAGACTGGAAGCCAGTTCCTGTTATTGCTAAATTTGTAGATATTGTTGTTAATGGTATATCTGGTAGAAATTACGAAATAAATGCTTTTGCTCAAGATCCTGTTTGTTCAAGACAAAGAACAGATTATGCTACTGGATTAATGACAGATATTGTAGCTAAAGATTACTTAACTGAAGCTAAACAAATATTAGGTGTAAATGCTTTTAATGCTGAAAATCCTGATGCGGCACCACAAGACAAAGAAGAACTAGCAATACACTTGCAAATGGATTTTAAACAATCTGTTGAGGTTGCAGAAGAAGAAGCTATAAATTATATATTAGAAAATAATAAATACGATTTAACTAGAAGAAGACTAGCTTACGATTTAACTGTTTTAGGTATTGCTGCTGTAAAAACTAGATTTAACGAAGCTGAGGGTGTTACTGTAGATTATGTAGATCCAGCAGCTATGGTTTATTCTTATACAGATGATCCTAACTTTGAAAACTTATATTATGTAGGAGAAGTTAAATCTGTTTCTATACCAGATATTAAAAAGCAGTTTCCACATTTAACTGATGAAGAGCTAGAAACAATACAAAAATATCCAGGTAATCCAGAATATTTAAGAAACTGGAATGGCAGGTATGATGATCTAACAGTACAGGTTATATATTTTGAATACAAAACTTATCATGATCAAGTGTTTAAAATCAAGAAAAACGCTTTTGGATTAGAAAAAGTATTAGAAAAGCCTGACACTTTTAATCCACCTGAAACTGAAAACTTTGAAGTAATTACTAGATCAATAGAAGTATTATACAGTGGAGCAAAAATACTAGGACATCCTATGATGTTAGAGTGGAAGCTAGCTACAAATATGACTAGACCTACTGGTGACACTGTTAAAGTTAATATGAATTACAACATATGTGCACCAAGGTTATACAAAGGTAGAATTAATTCATTAGTAAAAAGAATAACAGGCTTTGCTGATATGATTCAACTTACACATCTTAAAATACAACAAGTGCTTGCTAGAACAGTTCCTGATGGTGTATTTTTAGATATGGATGGGCTAGCTGAAGTTGATTTAGGTAACGGTACAAAGTATAATCCAGCTGAGGCATTAAACATGTACTTCCAAACTGGTAGTATTGTAGGTAGAAGTTTAACTCAAGAAGGTGATCCTAATAGAGGTAAAGTACCTATACAAGAGTTACAAACTGGAAGTGGTGGCGGAAAAATAGGAACTTTAATACAGACTTATCAGTATTATTTACAAATGATAAGAGATGTAACAGGGTTAAACGAAGCTAGAGATGGAAGTACGCCAGATAAAAACTCATTAGTAGGTTTACAAAAACTAGCTGCAGCTAATAGTAATACAGCTACTAGACATATACTACAAGCTCAATTATTTTTAACATTAAGAACTTGTGAAAATATATCATTAAGAGTTGCTGATGCATTACAATACCCATTAACTAGACAAGCTTTAGAAAATAGTATATCAGAGTATAATGTAGGTACTTTAGATCAATTATCTAAAATAAATATACATGACTTCGGTATATTTTTACAATTAGAGCCAGACGAAGAAGAAAAAGAAAAACTTGAGCAAAATATTCAAATCGCTTTAAAAACTAATTCTATAACATTAGAAGACGCTATAGATATAAGAAATGTTAAAAATCTTGCTTTAGCTAATCAAATGTTAAAATATAGAAGAAAGAAAAAAGCACAAGCAGATCAACAGGCTGCACAAGCTAATATACAAGCACAAGCTCAAGCTAATGCTCAAACAGCTGAAAGAGCTACGTTAGCTGAGATGCAAAAACAACAAGCTTTAGCAGAAACACAAGTGCAGATAGAACAAGCTAAATCTCAGTTCAATATAAATAAAATTGAAAGAGAATCTCAAATGAGAAAAGAAGAGATGGAGTTAAAGTTCAGATATGACATGCAGTTAGCTCAGCTTGACGTTGGTTTTAAAAGAGAAAAAGAAAAAATGATTGAAGATCGTAAAGATCAAAGAACAAGAATATCAGGCACTCAACAAAGTGAAATGATTAGTCAGAGAAAAAATGATACGTCTCCAACTAATTTTACTGAAACAGAAAATCCTGATGGATTAAACTTAGCTGCGTTTAATATGCAATAAGTATTTTTTAACTATTATATTATATTATGTCAACAACAAAACAAGAGCAAGAGGCTTTGCCTTTAAAAATAAAAAAGCCTTCATTAAAAAGGAATAACGATCAAGTGTATAAACTTGATATGAATAAAAAACCAGAAGAAAAAGAAAAAGAAAATGCCGTTCCAGAGCAAAGCGCAGGAAGTTTGGATGAGGATAAACAAACCACAAATGTGGAAAAAGTGGAGGAAAGAGCACCCGAACCAAGTGTTGAGCCGGTTGCCGAAGAGAAAAAAGAAGAAGTAAATCCTTTAGAAGAAATTACTCCTGAAGAAAATAAAGAAGAAGTTGTACAAGAAACTGTACAAGAGCATAAAGAAGAAACGCCAACTAAAAAACTTCCAGAAAACATAGAAGCTTTAGTAAGTTTTATGGAAGAAACAGGTGGTACTATTGAAGATTATGCTAGATTAAATAGAAATTATTCAGAGTATAATGAAGATGCTATACTTAATGAATACTATAAAAGAACTAAACCACATTTAAATCAAGAAGAAATTAATTTTATAATGGAAGATAATTTCAAAATTGAAGAAGATGTGGATGATGAGCGAGAAATAAAAAAGAAAAAACTTGCTTATAAAGAAGAAATTGCTAAAGCCAAAAGCTTTTTGGAAGAAACAAAGAGTAAATACTACAAAGAAATCAAGTTGAGATCTAGTGGTTTAACTCCAGAACAACAAAAAGCTATGGACTTTTTCAATAGACACAACAAAGAACAAGAAAAAGGAGCAAAGAATAGGGAAATATTTCTTACTAGTTCTAATAAGTTATTTAACGAAAGTTTCAAAGGTTTTGAATATTCAGTTGGAGAAAAAACTTTTAGATATAATATAAATAACCCTAGTGATATTGCTAAAAAACAATCAAATTTAAATAGTTTGTTTCAGAAGTTCTTGAACAAAGATGGTGCGATTGGTGATGCTAAAGGTTATCACAAAGCTTTATATACAGCACAAAATCCTGATAAAATTGCTTCTCATTTTTACGAACAAGGTAAAGCCGATGCTATAAGAAATATAACATCTAAATCAAAGAATATTGGTGAAGATATTAGACCTCAAGCAAACGGAGACATGTTTATAAATGGGTTGCGAGTAAAAGCGATTAGTGGTGTAGATAGTTCTAAGTTGAAATTTAAAATAAAAAAATAACAACTAAAAACAAAAATTATGAGTTTTGTAAACGGTGGGAGTTTTCCCGCAAGTTTAGTTCCAGCTCAAACTAGATTAGCTCTACATACAAACTATTTAACGTTTGATGGAAGCACAGGTAGTTTTGCTCAGCAATACTTACCAGAGCTTTATGAAGCTGAGGTGGAACGTTATGGAAACAGAACAATTGGTGGTTTCCTAAGAATGGTCGGTGCAGAGATGCCGATGACATCGGATCAAGTAATTTGGTCTGAACAAAATAGATTACACATTGCATATAAGTCTTGTACTGTTGCTGCTCCAGGTGGATTACCTGATGCTGATATTACTCTTACTATTGATTTAGCTGTTGCACAGCCAGATGTTGCTGCTGCTGACAGAAGAGGTGCTATCAGACAAGGACAAACAGTATTAATTTCTGATAATGCAACTGGATTAATCGTACAAAAAGGTTTAGTACAACTTGTTTCTGGTGGTACTCTTAATGTGTTAAACGTTAAGTTTTATGGTACTGCTACTAATTCTTTACCTACAGCTGCTGGTGGTTGTAACGTATTTGTTTACGGATCAGAGTTTGGTAAAGGTTCAATTGGTATGCAAGGATCTATTCAGCCTACTTTTACTCAATTTGCTAACAGACCAATGATACTTAAAGATAACTTTGAGATTAATGGTTCTGATACTGCTCAAATTGGTTGGGTTGAAGTTGCTACAGAAGACGGTCAATCAGGTTATTTATGGTACTTAAAGTCTGAGTCTGAAACAAGACTAAGATTTGAGGATCAGTTAGAAATGGCTATGGTTGAAGCTGAAAATATGTATAACGCTGCTTATACTGAAGCGGGTAACGCTGTACAATACCAATATGGTGGAGCTAATAATGCTGCATTAACTACTAACATTCAAGGTTCTGAAGGTTTATTTGCTGCTATCGAAGCAAGAGGTAACGTATACTCTGGTTTTGCTGGTGCTGCTGCTCCTGGTTCAGGTGCTTTAGGAGATTTTGATGAAATACTCAAAAACTTAGATAAGCAAGGTGCTATTGAAGAAAACATGTTATTCTTATCTAGAGCTACTGCTCTTGACTTTGATGATATGATTGCAGCTGTAAATGGAGCTTATGCTTCTACACAGGCTGCTTCTTATGGTTTATTTGAGAATGACGGTGATATGGCGTTAAACTTTGGATTTTCAGGATTTAGAAGAGGTTCTTATGACTTCTACAAAACTGACTGGAAATACTTAAATGATGCTTCATTAAGAGGACTTGACAAAGAAATCGATGGTGTATTAATACCAGCTGGTACTACTACAGTATACGATCAAATGTTAGGATCTAATATCAGACGTCCTTTCTTACATGTAAGATATAGAGCTTCTGAAACTGAAGATCGAAGAATGAAGTCTTGGATTACTGGATCTGTTGGCGGTGCATACACTGACACTCTAGATGCGATGACTGTAAGTTTCTTATCTGAAAGATGTTTAGTAACTCAAGCTGCTAATAACTTCGTGTTATTTAAAGGAGCTTAATTATTGTTTAACATTTAAAAGATAGAAATTATGGGACTAATAAAAATCCAAAAAAACGATGGTTTAAGTGGTACTGCAAAAGGTGGTATAGAATACATTAATGGCACTAACGTAGTTGCTGCTAAAATGTCTTCTGCTGCTGTAGTTGAATTAACTGTAGAGGCTATTGACGCTAATAAAGACACTGTGAGTATTACTTATAGTGGCGGTGCTGGTAATCCTCCAAGTGAAGCTGACATACTAGCTGCTTGGGAGTCAGTACTAGTTAACGCTAATGGTTCAGTTTGTACACTTGTACTTGCGCCACAGCTTTATAATGACGAGGCTACGCCTGCGGCTATTTATCCAGCTGTTGCTATTGCTTAATAGCATGAAATAATAAGATCCCGCTTCGGCGGGGTCTTTATTAATTATTATATTATATTATATTATGGAAACAAAAGTAAAAAACACTCCAGAGAAAAAAGATAATTGGGAGTATAAAGATAGAAATTATTATTTATTAAAAAACAAAATGCCTTTAACTCATACTATACCTAGCAAGCATTCTTCTAGATACCCTTTAGTATGGTTTGATAAAGAAAAAGGTTATGAAAGAGAAATGAGATATGCTAGTAATCATAAGAGCATATTTGTTGACGAGCAAAAAGGTAACGTAACTTTAGCGCATATTGTTTTTGAAAAAGGACATTTACAAGTTCCTAAAGAAAAAAGAAATTTACAAGAGTTCTTAGCTAAACATCCACATAACGGTATTATATTTACAGAGTTTGATGCTGTAGTGGAAGCAGAAGATCATTTTGATTGGTTAGAACTAGAACTTGCAGCTTCTAATATGGCTTATGAAATGGACATTGATAAAGCCGAAGCTATATTAAGAGTTGAAAAAGGATCAAGCGTAAATCAATTATCTTCTAAAGAATTAAAAAGAGATTTATTAATCTTTGCTAAACAACAACCAAAGTTGTTTTTAAATCTTTGTGAAGATGAAAACGTTGAATTAAGAAACTTTGCTATCAAAGCAGTTGAAGCTAATATTATTACTTTAGCTGATGATAATAGAGTGTTTAAATGGACTAGTAATGGTAGAAAATTAATGACAGTTCCATTTGAAGAAAACCCATATTCAGCAATGGCAGCTTGGTTAAAAACAGATGAAGGTATTGAAGTTTATAAATCAATACAGAAAAAACTAAAATAACAAGTGATTATAATTAAGGCGGCCACGCGCCGCCTTTTTAATATATATAAATATGGGAATTAATGTAAATACTGTTTACACTACAGTTTTAAGTATCTTGAATAAAGAACAAAGAGGTTATTTAACGCCGTACGAATATAATCTTTTAGCTAGTCAAGTTCAATTAGAAGTTTTTGAAACTTTCTTTGAAGACTACAACCAGTATTTACGTATGCCTAAAACAGATGAAGAATATGCTAGTAGAATAGAGCATGTAAGAGACGAATATCAATTGTTTGAAAAATTTGAGTCTGCATCAGCCAACACTAATCCTTCTAATGTATATACTTATCCAACTGATTTACATAGGTTAGGAAGTGTATTTTATAATGGCGTTAAAGGTTCGCCAAGAATACAATTAGTTAGTCAAAGAGAATTTAGACAACTAAACATGTCACCGTTAACTCAACCGAGTGAAACATTTCCAATAGCAACATTTAAAGATAATAAACTAACTGTATATCCTCAGATAACTAATGGTAATCCAGCTGTTACATCTGTTAGTGATGTTAAGTTTAGTTACATGCGTAAGCCTACAGATCCACGTTGGGGATTTTATGTAGGTGACTTAGGCCAATATATATACGACTCTAGAACTTTTTCTACTTCTAAACTGATTATAGGACAAACTTTTACTGTTTTTCCATCTTTTCCAGTTGGAACTACGGCAGCTGCTGGAACTTACACTGGAGTAGTTACGTCAACTAATGGAGTTGGAACTGGTTGTTTATTAGATATAACTATAGCAGGATCAGGTACAATAACTTTATCTAGCGCTAATACTACTATAAAAATTTCTACTTTAGATAACAGCTCAGGATATGCTGTTAATAATGCGTTGTCTGTTGCTGCTGGCGCATTTGGATCGTTGAACAATGGTTTTTCATTAAGACTTATAGAAGCAAAAGATTTAATGACTAAAACTAATACAACTCAAGGAAGTATTGATTATGAAATAGATGATTCACAAAGAAACACTGTTACAATGGAAATATTAAAATATTCTGGCGTAATCGTAAAAGATCCTGGCGTAGTCAATGCAGCTTATAAAGAATTAGCTGAAGATCAAGCAAACGAAAAAAGATAAAACATGCATACATTAGGAAATCAAAAACAACAAACTAACTCAGAATATTATTCAGGTGAAGTAGCTCAATTAGGCGATGGTACTAATAGTAATTCAGTAACTTGGCCACAAACTTTACCACCGTTAATTTTTAACGATGGAGCAACCCAAACTTCTGTTGATAATTTTGACGTTTTTATTGACAATGTAAAGCAATTTGGTCAAGCTCCTTATAACTTTACTACTTCTTTAAGTACTACTATAACTAATGGTGTAGCTGTTCAAATATTAACTATAAATACTGCTGTAGTTGTTCCAGGTACATCTGTAATTAAAGTAGCTTTTATAGACCAAAGTAGGTGGAGTAATTATGGAGGTTATCAGTATACTCCATTAAGTGAAGTAGTCAATAACTTTATAATAAATTACGTAGGTACAGACAAAGTTATACCAAGAGTTAGAAGAACTGATTTAATATACCACGCTAAAAGAGGTATACAAGAGTTTAGCTATGACACGTTGAGAAGTATAAAAGCTCAAGAGCTAACTATACCTAATAATTTGTCTATAGTAGCTCCACAGGATATGGTTAACTATGTTCAATTATCTTGGGTAGATCAAGCTGGTGTTAAACATATAATATACAATACTAGATTAACAAGTAATCCTACAGCTCCAGTAATACAAGACGATCAAGGTGTTCCTACTCAAGACCAGTATGGAAATAATTTAGAGTCTCAACAAGCTTTAATAAATGATAGATGGAGATCAGCTAACCAAAACAATATAGCAGGTTCAGCTGGCAGTGAAAATTTTACAGAAGCAGATGTATATGCTAACGCTTGGTATAAAAATGTTTATGGTCAAAGATATGGAGCTGAGCCAGAAGTTAGTCAAAAAAATGGATGGTTTACTTATGATCCTAGAAGAAATGTATTTGCTTTTAGCAGTAACTTAGCGCAAAGATTAATTGTTTTAGAATATATATCAGACGGTCTTTATAATGATGAAAATACTAAAATACCTAAATTAGCAGAAGATGCTTTATATGCATACATGTTATATGCTGTAACTTCAGTTAAACCTAGAGTACCTGAATATATCGTTCAAAGATATAAAAAAGAGAAAGTTGCTAAATTAAGAAACGCTAAAATAAGATTAAGCAATATTAAATTGGAAGAGTTTACTCAAGTAATGAGAGGTAAATCTAAATGGATTAAACACTAATTAAATGGCATTAGCGAAAAATATATTTATCAAGTCTAAGATGAACAAAGACTTAGACGAAAGGCTAGTAGGTAAAGGCGAGTACAGAGATGCTCAGAATATTAATGTAAGTAGATCTGAAGGTGATGATGTAGGTTCTGTTGAAAATGTGTTAGGAAATGAATTAGTAACTAATCTAATTACGAGTACAATATATGACAATAAGCAAGTTATAGGTCAGTATATTGATCAAAGTAAAGAAAGAGGATTTTTTTATATAACAGATCACTATGATAATTCGAGTGATAGATTAAGTAATTTTGCAGGTAAAGGTTCTACTCATACAATAATAATGAGAGACTTTACAAATAATAGTACTCATACATTAGTAGAAGGTAGGTTTTTAAATTTTTCTATTACTCACCCTATACTTAATGTAGATTTAATTGAAGATTTATTATTTTGGACTGATGATAGAAACCAGCCAAGAAGAATAAACGTAGATAAAGCTTTAGCTAGTTCTACTCATTACACAACAGAAGATAATATATCGGTAGCAAAATATAATCCTTATAATCCTATAAGTTTAGTTAATGAATTTACTGTTACTGTACTAAGTGGTACGTTGACTGGGCCTGGACCTTTTACTTTAAGTGCTGCAGATTATGCTAAAATAAGACAAGGGCAATTTGTTAAAATGCCTAACACAAATACTCAATCAACGCCTTGCATTATACAAAGTACGTCAGCTAGTGCTAGAACTTTTACACTAAATCAAGATCTTGATGAGACAGATCCTACAGCTACTACTTTAACCATACTAGAAACTGGATCTAAAAACGTTTCAGATAGATTTACAGAAGCTACAGTATTTGGTACTGCAGGTTCTCCCGCCACTGTTGGCTCTACTATAGATTTTACTGTGAGTAATTTATCTGGAAATTTGTACCCAAGCATGCGTGTGTTTAATAGTAGAACAAAGTCTGTTATAACAATAACTGAGTTACCTGGTTATGTTTTAGGAGACAATAGTGCCACTGTTAAAACTACAGGTGGTGGATTAACAGAAATGCGAGAAGCTTTTGAAAATCTTCCACCAGCAACAAACTATAATGCTTTAGTTTATTTTGCCGATTCTAACTCTCAATATTTATCTAACTTTTCAGGTGATACAGAATATTTAAGAGATAAGTTTGTTAGGTTTAGTTATAGATTTAAATTTGAAGATGGCGAATATTCTTTAATAGCTCCGTTTACTAGCCCTGCTTTCGTACCTAAACAGAATGGACACATTGTAGATATTAATCAATTATATGATGGTACTACAGCTACTACTGGTCAAACAAATGTAGAAAGAGGTTATGAAAATATAGCTAGAAGTACTGTTGTAGATTTTTTTGAAAACAGTGTTAATGTGGTTGATTTAAATATACAGACTCCTTTTGCTGTAAATACTCTATATGATAATTTAAAAATAGAAGAAATAGACATACTTTATAAAGAGTCAGATACTTTAGCTGTAAGAATATTAGAAACTATACCTAGAACTGATACTAGAATTACTTCTAATTCAACTAATACATTTACATATAACTACAACTCTAATGAACCAAAACTACCTATTACAGAAGCACAGTTAGTTAGAGTATTTGATAGAGTACCTATTAGAGCTAAGACTCAATCTGTTACTGGCAATAGAGTTGTTTATGGTAATTTTTTAAATAAGCATACTCCACCTGAAGCTTTGAGTTACAATGTAGAAATTAGCGCTAAATTAAATTCAAGAGAAGACTCTTCAGGTCTTCCTAAAAATCCTGCTAATTTATTAGTTAAACATCCTACAGCTAGTGTAAAACAAAATAGAACTTATCAAATAGGTATAATACTAGCAGATCGATACGGAAGACAAACAGATGTAATTTTATCAGATGCAGACGCTAATCAATTTAGTTATGCTGGTGGTAGTTATGGCGGTGATACAGTTTTTCATAAATATTTTTCAACAGGAAGAGCGCAAGTTAACCGTATAAACAGGTGGTTTGGTGATTCAATTAAAGTTTTGTTTAGATCTGTAATACCTAATAGTGTGTCTTACGCGGATGGTTATCCAGGTTTATATAAGACAGGTAGCTACACGGCGACTGTAACCTCTTCACTTATTGGAAGTAGTTTTGGTATAACAAACTTTAGTGAAAACCCTGAAGTTGGAGACATTATTACTATAGGAGGTGTTGATTATGCAATGTCAGCTGTTTCTATATCTTATCCTACTTACCCTGCATCTCCAACAGCTAACATAACTTTAAGCCCAACGCCACCAAGTATAGGTTCTATTGGCACAGTTTATAATGTAGTTGGCGAAGCTAATCCGTTAGGTTTTTATAGCTATAAAGTTGTAATTAAGCAACTAGAAGACGAGTATTACAATGCTTATTTAGGTAATGTTATACAAGGAGGTTTTAAAGATCAAAAAGATAGTACAGGTACTTTACTAGAACAAGGTTTATTTAGGACTTCATTATCTTATGCTAGTTTATTTGGTAGTAATATAAATAAAGTACCAGCAGATTTATCTGAAACAGAACCTAACCAACAATTGTTTGCCCCTAATACTACTAAGTTGTTTCCAAGAGTACAATCTACTATGGCTATTGGCTCGAGTACAGTAGTAACTAATAATTTTTATGTGTCTAATACTACAGCTGATAAAAGTAATCCGTTTGTAACAGGTGTTTTTTCTGCTAAACTAACAGATTTAAAAGCTTTAGACTTAGCCGCTAGTACACCACTAACAGGCGTTGGTTTTGTAAATGCCCAGCAAGATCCTATAGGTTTTAAAATGAATACAAATGGTAGAAACATAGGTGTGCCAGTAGTAAACCCAACATACGTTAATACATCGTTTATCAGCTCTGATCTTAGATTAAACGTAATGGAAGTAGAGCCACCTAAATCTGAAATACAAATATATTACGAAACTGCGTGTTCAGGATTAGTAAGCGATTTAAATGTTCAAATAGCAACAGGAACAGGTGCTAGTGGTACAGCTCCAGATCCACCTGATAGTGATGATGCAGTAAGTTCATAAATTTAAAAATTATGTCAGCAGTAATAGAAGTAGATTTTAATAACACTTATTTAATTAAGCAGACTTATAGCCAATCATTGAATGGTAGGACAAACTCTAATCCTAATAGACACATGGCATTAGGCCCTGGAATATGCTGGCCTGGCGGTATTGATCTTACCATTGGATCGAGTGGAACAAATCAAGACAGAATAAATGGATTTTATTCTAACTTTTACATAGAAGAATCTAGAATAAGAGGTGATTTTAATGCTGTTAGTATAGATAAAGGTGTTAGAGCTTTTTTAGATGATCCATTTCCGCTACAACAACATAGGTTTAATACATTAATTTATTCTGGTATATACAACTCTAGAACAGGTATTAATAACACAAATGTGTTTTCTACTGGTACAGACATTACTAAGTCCTTAGATCCTGAGAATGGAACTATACAGCGCACTTTAGCCGAAGATACTAACATGGTTGTGTTTCAGGAAAACAAAATTAGTAGAGCGTTAATAGATAAAGACACTATATATACCACGGAAAGTGGTACTCAAACTCAGTCAGGTGCCGCCGTTATAGGTCAGTTTGTACCTTACAAAGGAGTTTATGGTATTAGTAAAAATCCAGAGTCTTTAGCAACTTATGGTTATAGAAAATATTTTTCTGATAGAAACAGAAATGCTATATTGAGATTATCTAATGATGGTCTTACTGAGATTAGTGCTTATGGTATGGAAGATTATTTTAGAGATGAGTTAGCTAAAGTAAAAGATACTAACACAGCATACAGCATCCCAGCTACAGGAAATTTTACAGTGTCAAGTGGTGGTAATATTGGAGACATGACTTTAACTTTAAATCTTACTGGAGTAACGCCAATACCTTCAACAGGTATGACAATTCCAAGTAACCCAGGTTATATAACTCAAATCGATGCTTCTACTCCAAGTGCTGTAAAAATATTTTATTCACTACCTTTTGTTACAGATCTTAGTGTTAAAGTTAAGTTTGAATATTCTGAAAATGGCAAAGTAAAAGGAGGCTGGGATGTTCATAATAGAAATTATATTGTGTCCTTGCAAGAATCTCCATTATTAAAATCTAAAACAGAAAATTTTCAAACACTAGCATTTGATGATAAGGTAAATGGGTGGGTAAGTTTTTATACTTATAAACCAGAAACAATTTTCTCTGTAAAAAATAATTATTTTACTACTCAAGAAGTAGGTTTATTTAAACACTATTCAGAGGTAGTTAATACTAGAAACACATTTTACGGAACAGCTAGTCCTTCTACAATAACTTGTGTATTTAATGTACAGCCAAGTTTAGTAAAAAACTTTAAAACTGTGGGATATGAAGGTAGTAGTGGTTGGGAAGTAGAGTCTTTTGTTTCTGACTTTACGGGAGTTAATCAATTGCCGGCTGGTACATATGTAGAAAATCAAGATCAAACTCTATCTGTCAAAAGTTATGAAGAAGGAAAATATGTAGATCCTATTACTGGTCAAACTTTAAATGCTGGCTTTAATAGGAAGGAAAATATTTATGTAGCTAATATAGTTTCTAACTCTACAGCTATGCCAAACGAAGTATCATTTGGTAATCAAATAACAGGTATAAGAGGCTTTGTAGCTACTGTTAAGTTTAAAACAGATAACACTACACAATTAGGTGGAACTAAACAACTTTGGTCTACTAGATCAGATTATGTTAATTCCAATGGATTTTAATTATATTATATGAAACATTTAAACGAACTTATGGTTCAGATGAGTAATCTTAGTAAACAAGATTTTAGAAATCAAATGACAGATCTTACTGCTAAGATGGCTCAGCTGCCAGACGCTGCTGTTAGGAAAACTTACGCTGAAAATGATAGCATAGATACATATAACGGCAATAATTTAGAACATTTTTTTGGAGAAGGTACTTATATAAGAAAAATTACAATGAATAAAGGATCAATAATCATGAGTGCAATACACACTGTTTTGCATCCTTTTTTCGTGTTAAAAGGTAAAGCAACTGTATTATCTGAACAAGGTTTGATAAAGGTAGAAGCTCCTCATTTTGGCATGACAAAACCAGGAACTCAAAGACTTTTATTAATACACGAAGATATGGAGTGGTATACAGTGCATCCTACAGAAAAAACAAATGTAGAAGAAATATTACATGATATAACTTCAAAAGATTATAACCATCCAAAACTTAAAATAAATTAACATGTTATTATTAGAATTATTTACTCATACTGGACCTGTTTATTATGAGGCTACTGTTGGTGCTGTTGCTATTACTGCAGGCGCTACTGCCTTAATAGCTGGCGCTATAGATTTTGGTATTAGTAAAAATAAAGAGAAAAAAGCTGCAGAAGCAGCTGCGCAAAAAGAAGCAGAATTAAAAGCTTTTCAAGATAATAGACAAGAAATTATTGATAATTCAGATGATATTAGAGCATTGGCAGCTCAAGTAAATAACCCATTTGCTAATTTAAGTGTTGCTACAGGCGCCGCAGAGTTTGAAGCTGAACAAGCGGATTTAGCTTTAGCACAGTCATTAGATACTATGGCGGCTACTGGAGCTAGCGCTGGTGGTGCTACTGCATTAGCAAGAGCTGCATTAGCTAGTAAAAAAGGTATATCTAATAGTATACAACAGCAAGAAGCTGCTAATCAAAAGCTAGCTGCTCAAGGAGCTCAGCAAGCTCAACAACAAAGACTTAATTTGCAACTTCAAGCTGAAGCTGAAGAAGCTGCTGCTTTTGATAGGCAAGAAAGAAGAGACATGGTTGATATGGGTATTATAAGAGAAGATCAACAGTTTCAGCAAAACTTAGAATTACAATACGGTTTAGCTGCTCAAGACGCTTTAGTAGGAACTGTAGAAAATGTAGGTGGCGCGGTTGGACAAGCCGCTGAAGCAGGTTTATTATAATAAAAATTAAAATATGGCATATCAAATACCAAACATCGCAGGGTTAGCTGCAGCTAGAAACAATAGGAGAGCTCAAGCTATAAAAGATATGGGAACTAAGCTTGCTGCTATTCAAAGAGAAAAAAATAAAAGAGAAGCGCAAATAGTAAAAGATGCTAATGCGCGTAATGTAGATTTTTTAAATTATTTCAATGAGCAACCTAAATCTAGTAATCAAGCTTTTAATACAGCTGCAGAAGAATATGTAAGAAAAGCTTCTATGCAGCAAGAGGAAATGTATAGACAAGCTTTTGGTGCTGAAGGAAGTCCTCAAGCTAGAGCCGCATATAATGCTCAAGTTATGAAAGATAAAAGAAATTTAAAATCTATAGGTGCTTGGATGACATTAGGTAATGCTGCTAGCGTAGCTATAACAGAAAATCAAGCAGCTGCAGATCAAGACACATCATTAGGCGCTTTTACTAGAGGTAACGATATAGATAAATTAGGTTTTCAAAGTGATTTAACTAATTCAAAGTTTACTAATTTTTTACTAGAAGACGATACTAACGGTAATATAAATTTAAAAGGATTTTATAAAGGTGAAGATTACGAAAATTATATAGCTGGAGCTGAAGATGCGAGCTTTAGTGAAAGAAACTTAACTGGAGATGTGCAAGCACATGAATCTGGTCAAGCTTGGTTTACTCAGATAAAACAAGACGATTTACTGCAAAACAAGTTAGGTAAAATATGGAATGATAAAAACCCAGCTATTGGTTTAAGTAATTTATTTCAAGAACAAACTAAAGAAAATAAATATTTAAAAGATGGTAAGTGGATTTATACTAAAGAAAAAATATATAACCCAGTAGAAGTAAAAAATGATTTGTTAAATAAGTATGCTAATAGACTTGATACTCAAATAAATGGACAAGGCTTTGATAAAACTTGGGATCAGTTGTATAAAGGAGGCTACATAAGAAACAACAAAGGAGAATATCTTGAAGAAGGAGATATTGCTTGGAATACTGTTAAGCAGATTAAAAACATATCTGATGACATGTTTATGAAGCAATACGGTGATTTAACAGGTGATAATAAAATCACTCAAGAAGATAGAGACTTGTTTGTTGAAAATATGAAAGATGCAGCTAGACAAGGATTAGCCAACTACTTTGCAGAAACAATGGCGCCACAAAGTAATCAAATAGTATCAACTCAAACTACTGAGCAAGTTAAAGAAACTAAAACTAAAGAAGGTTATAGCCCTGAAGATATTGCTAAATTTAAAGTACATGAAGATGCTTATAATCAAAATAAAGAAGATGCTCAACTTGACGCTGAGAAATATAAAGACGCTGCTTCATTACTTCCTGCGGTAGTAAATCAATTAAACGAAAATGCTCACTTAGAATCTTTATCAGATGTTTCTTATGTTAGTAGCACAGATGCTGACAGAATGTTACAAAGTGTAGGTCAAACAGATCAATTATCACCTAACTCTATATACAAAATGGAGAGAACACAAACAGTTATAGAAGGTATAAAACAGTTACAATATAAGCCAGTTAGAATAGCTAAAACATCAGATATAGAAGGTGCTGTTGGAAATGAAAAAGAAATACAAAGAATATTAAATCACGGTTTAAATATTGATGACATTACAGTACAATACTTTGAAGGTTTACCTCAACAGAATAATCCACTTATAAATGAATGATATTTATTACTACACTAATTCAAAAGGTGAAGTAGTAGAAGCCACTTATAGTCAAGTAGAAGAAGCGTCAAAACATTTTGGTTACCCTGACGCTCAAACATACATGGAAGATAAAGGCATTACTACAGATCCACCTGCTAAAAAGCAAGAAGCACCTATATTCTCTGGAGAAGAAACTAAAGACGCAGTTGACAATGCTCAAGATGAAGAAACTAAAATTCAAACTCAAAGAGATAACACGCGACTAGCTGATTTAGATAATCGTATAGCAAATGAAAAGCCTAAAGTAAATAAAAGTATGTCTCAAATAGTTCGTGAAGCTAAAATGAAAGAGACAACTGAAGAAGCTATAAAGTTAGATGATGCTCATACTTGGATGGATAATGTAGATGATGTACAGTTTTCTAATGCTAGTAAAGATAAAATGGCTGTAATGCTTAATGAAGCTTATCCAGGTTTTACTGCTAAAGACTATACTACTTATGAATATGATTATGGACCTGATGGTCCACAACCACTGCCACAGTTTAACTTATCTTTTACAGATGATAAAACAGGGGACAAAATAGAATTAGATCCTAAAAGTAAAAGTTTTAAGTCAGATATTAGAGGCTTTGTCAACAAACACGGTGGAACGAAAGAATATAAACCAGATGAAGTAACTTCTAAGCTAGCTAAAGAAGCTGATGAAGCTATTAGTCTTTCAGGTTATCAACAGTCTGAAATACAAAGCATAACTAAAAAGCCTAATGAAGAGTTGTTTAAGCCGTATACAAAAATGGAAACTGTTTCAACTGGATTAATAGATAGTGGAACTGGTACTGCTATAAGTGGCAGTAGAAGAGTAGAAAAAACTATTCAACCATATGAAAATGAATTAGCTCAAGCAGAAGATATTTTAAACAAAGAAACAGCTTACTTAAACTCTCAACGATCACCAAGCGATCAACTCCCTGCACCTACAAAAGAACAAATACAAAATAAAGCTAAACAAATAATAGGTGCTGATATGACATATAAAATGCAAGACAGTAACTTGCAGGATTATTTAGAAGAACTATCATCATCTGAAGTAGCTAAGTTAAATGTATATGGTGCAAAAAGTAAAGATAAGAAAGTAAAAAAGACTGGTGAATTACTAGCTGTACAAGAAATGGAAATGAACAACTTTTTAAATGAAAGTAAAAATCCAGACTTAATGCTAGTTAATTATGTAAATGAAATTTTATCAGATCCAACACAAGAGTTTATTCCTGAAGAAGGAGAAAAAACTATTAAGCTTAATAATGGCAAAATAATAGGTGAAAAATTATACAACGACTACATAGAAGCTCAGTCAAACGTAAACAATAAGTTAGTTGTTTTACAGAAAAGAGATAAAGAAATAAATACATTAACAGAAGAAGTTACAGACTTAAATACTAAAATGGATTTATATGGTAGAGATTATAGTAATGTAAATAAGTTTACTTATAATTTTGTAAAAGGTTTAGAATCTATTGGTTCAGGTATTGTGTATTATGGAGGAAGAGCAGCTAGTGAGGTTATGCAACTACAAGGCGGACTAACAGGTTTAGCCGGAGATATGTTACAGAAAGACTTGACTGATTGGCAAGTAGAAAGATTTAAAAAAGATCAAGAGCGCAGAAAAGTATTAGCTAAAGATGTTTCATTTGGCAGTTTCAAAGATAAAAACGGAGAATTTGATTTCAATAGGTTTGGTAGATTTGTCAATCAAGAAGTAGGTACACAACTACCTATACTAGCTGCTATGGTAGCTACTGGTGGTACTGGCTCTGCAGTTTTACCTGCTCTTACTATTGGTACATATAGTGCTGGTGAAAGACTTGCAGAGTTTGATGTAACAGAAGCTACTGATCCTAATTATAATCCTTCTGGTATAGAAAAGTGGTTTGTAAGTACAGGATACGGTGTACTTGACGGCACATTAGGTACTTTACCTACTGCTAAAATATTAAGAAACAGTGTAAACTCAATAGGTACAGCTAGTACTAGAGGATTATTAAACTGGAAAGATGGTTTTAAAAATGCTTGGACTAATGGTACACTTAGAAAAAATGTAATATATGAACCAGCTATAGATATGGCTGGAGAAGTAGGTACTACCTGGGGACAAAACGCTTTAGATGGTAGACCTATACTAACAAATACAGGCCATACTGCGTTTACTTCTGGTATGTTTAGTGTGTTTTTAGGAGGTGGACCTTTAGTATATGGGCACACTTTAACAGCGTTTTCTGATCATAAAAAATGGAAAGAGACTAGAGATTTAGCGGATCAAAGAAACGTTCTTAAAGCTAAGCTAGATAAGGTAGATGGTCGTACTGCGATTGGAAGATCTTATAAAGATCAAATAATAAGTTTAGATAAACAAATTGAAAACAACATTAATAAAGTAGATTACAATGTTAACAATAAGCTTTCACCTAAAGCTTTTAACATGTACACTGATGCTACTAGAAGACAAGAAGAAATAAGATCACAAGCTTCTGCTATAGTTAATGATAAAACTATAAAAAATCAACAAGAAAAACAAAATGAATTAAAAGCTCTTAAACAAGAGTTTGATAATATACAGTATGCTAGAGATCTTTGGAGAGATGAAGATGCTTTTGGCAATGAATTTGTTTTGTTAAGTTCTGGTAATGAAAAACAAAAAGCTAGATATGAAAGAATAAAACAAGAAGCTATTACTAAATTACGAGTAGATAAAAATAAAGCTCCTGACTTTCAACCAGACAATAAAGATATAAATGCAGCTGCATATGATATATATGTAAGAGAAGAAATACAAGACAGAATAGATCAGTCTAACAAAGCTAGTAATAATTTTAAAACTATTGTATTAGAAACTAAACAAGATGCGATAGATGAAGTTAATAGATTAGTAGATGAAGAGTTTAATATAGCTGCATCAGAAGAAACTACATCTATACAAGACGCTAAGACTATAGAAAAGAAAATAAATTCAGGTAGATTAAATGGTTTTCAAGTTGGTAATACTAACTACGCTATAATGGAAAATGCTGTAGCTAATGAAAAGACTGAGATAACTATACATGAACCTGGACATCAAGTATTTCAAGAGATACTTCAAAGCAGAGATGCTGACTTTACTGATATGGCTAAGTCTGTTTTAGAGTGGACAAAAGTTAATAACCCTGCTGTATTTAAAAGATTAACTACACAAGCTGGAGTTAATTTATTAACTAGTGATAAGTTAGCTGATAGAAAAAGAGGCGCAGAAGAAGTTGTTGTAGAATTTTTAGAAGAAGTTTCAGCTGACAGATTAAACTTTGATAGGTTACAAGATAAAGAGTTAGCAGCATATTTTTCTTATATGGCTTCTGACATGATGCAGAAAAACACTTCTAATAATTTTGCTTTAAATTTAAAAGGTAAAAACGATGCTATTAGTTTTTTAGCAACATTAGCTACTAAAATAAAAAGAGGCGACATAACAGAAAGAGATATACAAGAAGCTAGACAGTCACCTGTTATAAAAGCTATTGAAGAAAAAACTAGTGAGACAGCTGCTATAGAATTAGCTACTAAGGTAAAACAAGCACAGTCACCTATTAAAGAGTCTGTTTCAGAAACCCCTGAAGAAAAAGCTAAACGTAGAGATAGAAGAGATACAAATGTAAAAAAACTTTATGATAAAGCTCCTAAAACAAAACAGGAGTTTAAAGAATTTGTACAAACACCAGAAGGTAAAAGTGATTTAGGTGAGATACTAGTGGATTATTATCCAGACATGTTAGCTATAGCTAAAGGTGATGTAGATAAAGCTGTAGCTGGTTATCAACCTTTAATAAAACATATTGAAGCTTTTAATCCTGCTACTAATACAGACTTAGCTGGTTACATAGGTACATATTTAAAAGCTAAAGTTGGTACTGGTGCAAAGCGAGTAGCTAAATCAGAAGGGCCAAAAGCTGCAACTAGAATAGGTCAGCAACGAGAAGGCGGTAGAGCTTTTGATATAGCAGATACTAGAGCTAAAGCAGATAAAACAGTTGATTTAAACTTAAGACAATTAGCAGATATAAAAGAAGGTAGCGACTTATATAACTTTATATTAGATAAAACTAAAAAAGTATTATCTACTTTTAAACCTAAAGTAAAAGGTTTAAACGCTGAAATATTAGAACTAGCTAAACAACCTACAAACTCTAAAGCTATTGCTCAAGTAAATAAAGCTTATAAAAGTATTAGACAACAATTAAATAGTGATTTTGATACTGAAATGTTTAAAGAAGTTAAAAACACTATTAAGAAACCTAACTACAAGTCTTGGCTAGAAAATAATAAAAAAGCTATACTTAGTTTAGATATAAACACTTTAGTAGCTTTTGAAAGATTATCTAAAGATAAAATATTTGCTGTTGCTGAGAAAAAAGATATGAGCCCTAGTGAAATTAACGCTGCGTTATCTGTTGGTAGAAAAGCTGATTTAGTTTATATTAACCCTACATCTGGACCTACTTTATATAAAAGATTAGATCCTTCACCTGAACAAATATCAGAGTTCTTTTTGAAACGTGGTAGAGATAATGCCTTGGCAAAAGCTATAGCTGCAAAGCTAGGTGAAAATGCTACGATGCAAGCATTAAAAGGAGAAGTTGGTCAAGATAAAGCAAAGGTAATAGAAATATTTTCTAATAATAATCCAGATCTTAATTGGATCCCATTAGAAAATATGCTACAAATGTTTGGTAAAATAACGGATCAAGGTTTAGATGCTAAACTATCAGAAGAAATATCTTCTAAACTTTCAGCAGAAAATTATCAGAAGTTTGTAACAGGTCAAGATACTTTTATTAAATCTATAGTTGATGTAGCTAAAAATCAAGGTATACCTTTAGATGATGCAGAAAGAAAGGCTTTAATAGGAGATTTATTTGATGGTAATTATCCTGACTTAAAACAAAAAGCAGCTGTAGTAAATTATTTTGATAAAATACTAAGACCTTATGCTAAGCAAACTGCTAAATATAAAGCTGTTAAAATAGATTTAGATACCTATATAAACGAAGTATTAACTGATGATACGATAGATAGATATGCAGATTTTTATGGTTTAAAAAATGGTGCTAAAATATTTGCTGAACAAGCTATTACAAAACAAAGGCCTTTTGTAAAAACAGTAGCTAACATAATGAAAGCTAATTATAAAAATCCTTTAGATTTAGCTGCTAAGTTTTGGCATTATAAAGCTATGTTAGAAGATGGAAGTGCTAATCCAGGAAGATCTATGACTTTCTTTAGTGAAACTGGAGGTAGTCATGTTAAAGTTTTTATAGACGAATTTATCGCACCTGTTTTTTCTACTACAGAAAATCCTATAGTTGAAATTAAAAACATAAATAAAACAGGAGAAGTAGAGTTTAAATTTAAAGATGGCACAAGTGAAAAGGTAAAATCACCTAGACGTGAAGCTCAGAAGACTACTCAGCAAATGGTTGATGGTACTATATCAAAAGAAGAATTAGATAGGAGAGCTAAAGATGCTGATAGAGCTTTTAACTTTGTAGTAGAAATATATGAAGGAGCTAAAAAAGCTAATCCTACTAAAGAAAACTTATTCATGTTATCTGCTGGTATGGGTGCTAATATGAAAGGACCTATAAGAGCAGCAGCGAAATTAAGATATTTACCTGTAAATGCTAAGTACAAAAAACTAACTAGACCTGATGGTAAAAAAGCTTTTGAGTATGAGCATGGTATTCCAGCTGTAATAGTTAATTTAGCTATAGCAGATGCTGTACTTAATGATAATACAAAAATAGATCTTAAAAAATTACAAGATACATATAGTGTTGGTGTTATTAGTGTAGAGTTTAACGATAACTTTGGTAGGTTTTTTAAATCTCGTATGCCTTTTAACTATAAAATAGGTGATATGCCTACGACTAGATGGTATAATGAGTTTACTAGAGGCGGTGAAGTACATGAACTACTTGATGTAGTTGAAGGTGAAACTATAGGTACAGAAGAAACTAACATATGGAATGCTACAGAAGAAGCTAAAGCTGTTAACGATGTTGATTTAAGTAACAACGTATTTAAAATGAGCGAAGAGCTTAGCAATGAAGATGTAATTAATTTAGCTGGAACTATAGATGAAGCATTGAAATTTGCTCGTGATCCTAATGCACCTGTTAAAAAGATAAGAGTATTTGACTTTGATGATACACTAGCCACTAGTAATAACATCGTAATAGCTAAACGAGGTGATGAAGAAATAAAACTTAACGCAGAAGAGTTTGCAGAGCGAGGATTAGAATTAAAAGAAGAAGGTTATACTATGGACTTTAGTGATTTTAATAGAGTAACTGATGGTGGTCGTGGTCCTTTATTTAAAGTAGCTCAAGCTATAAAAGATGCTAGAGGTAATGAAGATTTATTTGTATTAACTGCTAGAGCACCTGAGTCGCAGCAAGCTATATATGACTTTTTAAAAGCAGAAGGTTTAGAGTTTAAAAAGAAAAATATAATAGGCTTAGGTAATTCTACTGGAGCTGCAAAAGCTAAATGGATAGTTGAGCAAGCAGCTAAAGGATATAATGATTTTTATTTTGCAGATGACGCATATCAAAATGTAAAAGCTGTAAGAGATGCTTTAAGTGTTATTGATGTTAAGTCTAAAGTGCAACAAGCTAAATTTAAATTTAGTGAAAATGTAGATGAAGACTTTAATAAAATAATAGAAAACAATTTTGGAATAGGCAGACAAAAAGAATATTCAGCTGCTAAAGCTAAAACAATAGGAGCTAGCAAAGGTAAAGGTAAATTTTGGATTCCTTATTCAGCAGAAGATTTTCAAGGTTTAATATATAAACTGCTAGGCAAAGGTAAGGAAGGTGATACACAAATGGCTTGGTTTAAAGAGCATTTGTTACAACCTTATACTAGAGCTATGAATAGTTTAGCTGCTGCTAGAGTAAACTTATTAGATGATTTTAGAGCATTGAAAAAAGCTTTAAATATACCTAAAGATTTACAGCAAACAAATGAGTCTGGCTTTTCTAATGAGCAAGCGGTTAGAGTATCTGTTTGGAGTAAGCTAGGTTATGAAATAGATGGATTATCTAAAGCTGATCAAAAAGAATTAAACGATATTGTAGAAAATAATAAGAACTTAAAATTATTTAGAGACGAATTAATTACACTAACTAAAGGATCTGAATACGCTAAACCAGGTGAAAGTTGGTTAGCTGGAACTGTTACTACAGATTTAATTGATACTTTAAATACAAGTGTAAGATCTAGGTTATTAAAAGAGCAAGGTTGGACTGATAATGTAGACTTAATATTCAGTGATAAAAACTTAAACAAACTAGAAGCTATATATGGACCTAGATATGTCGAAGCTTTACGTAATTCTATAATGCGTATGAAGCAAGGTAAAAATAGGTTGTTTAGTGGTAACAGGCTTAGTAATAGGATGCTTGATTATATTAACAATGCTACAGGTGTTGTTATGTTCTTAAATGCTAGATCTGCTATACTACAAACAATATCTTCTATTAACTTTATAAATTGGAGTTTTAACAATCCTTATAATGCTGGTAAAGCTTTTGCTAATCAACCACAATATTGGAAAGATTTTAAAACATTAATGAACTCAGATTATTTAAAAGATAGACGTAATGGTTTAAGAATAAATATATCTGAAAGTGAAATAGCTAATGCTGCTAAAACAGGAAAAAATAAAGCTAAGTCAGCTATAAGTTACATTTTAAGTAAAGGATATGCGCCCACACAGATTGCTGATAGTTTTGCTATTGCTTCTGGTGGTGCTACTTGGTATAGAAATAAAGTTAAAGACTTAATGAAACGTAATACAAACATGTCCTTAAAACAAGCAGAAGCTGAAGCTTTAGTAGAATGGAGAGATGTAGCTGAACAGTCGCAGCAATCTTCTGATCCTAGTAAAATATCTTCTCAACAAGCTAGTGATGCAGGTCGTTTAATATTAGCTTTTCAAAACACACCTATGCAATATGCTAGGTTACAAAAAAGAGCTTTTCAAGATTTAATTAACCGTAGAGGAGATGCTAAATCTAATGTATCTAAAATAATTTATTATGCTGTAGTACAGAATTTAATATTTAATGCGTTACAGCAAGCTATATTTGCATTAGGAGCTGATGATGAAGAAGAAAAGAAAGATAAAAAATACTTTGATATAGCAGGTGGTATGATTGACTCTACAATTAGAGGTTTAGGTATTGGTGGTGTAGCAATAGCTACTGTTAAAAATTTCTTGCTAGATATATATGAAAGATCAAAAAGAAAAAGACCTGAATATACTGACTCTGTTTGGAAGTTGTTACAATTTTCACCGCCTATTAGTTCTAAAATATCTAGACTAAGACAAGCAGCGTGGCAATTAGACAGTAAGAAAAGAAGAAAACAAATAATGGAAATGGGCCCGTTTGATATAGATAATCCAGCTTATGAAGCGTCTGCAAAAGTTATATCAGCTGTTACTAACGTGCCTCTTGATAGAGTTTTATCTAAGTACAACAATTTAGAAGCAGCAATGAGTGAAGAAGCAGAATGGTGGCAGACTGTAGCTATGATAGCTGGTTGGCCTGAGTGGCAGATAATGCCAAAAGATAATAAAAAAAGTGTAAGTGAAAAACCAAAGATTAAAACTAAATCTTCAATAGGTTTTGCGCCTTAATAGGAACAAGAAAAAACTGGGCACCATACCCAAAAGTTCCTGTAACCAAAAAAGGGGATCTCAAACGAGGTCCCCTTTTTATTTGTGGAGAATATCGGAGTCGAACCGATGACCTCCTGCGTGCAAGGCAGGCGCTCTAGCCAGCTGAGCTAATTCCCCAGCCTTTACTTAGCAGCTACTGCAGTAGCCATTGCAATATGGACACATAACTTATATTTTAATAGTTATACCTATTGACACTATAAAAGCGCCGCTTGCTATTGCAAGTGTGTTTGCATTAAAGTTTGGCTTTTGTTTATGCCAAATCATATTAGTACCAGCCATAGTCATCATGCCAATACCTCCTATTATTGCTAATCGTTTCATACTATTTCACACGCGCCTCCTGCACAAGCTAATTCACCAGCTAGATCAGTTTCATCTTCAACTTCTACTATATTAGTAAGATTAACATCAGTTAAACTTTTCATCATAGTTTTATATTTAGATTCATCTATATCTTCAAACGGCGCTTGAGTATAAGTACCACCATCATATGGTAGGACAGATAGCCCGTTATAATAGTCCCTATTGTCCCACATCCATTTACCAGCTTTATCCCACTCATCTTGCTTTAAACTAACAGTAGCTGAAACATTGTGAGTATTACTACCACGTTTGTGACCTGGTTGTACCCACTCAGTTGCTACTTTCTTTATACGCTCTAGCAAATCAAACGGTGATTCAGTTCTAAGTATAGATCCTTCAGGCGCTTTTTGTGGTATACTAATTACAGCAGTATCATGAGGTCTAAAGTATTCATCTTCAATTAAATCAGGGTGATTATTAACTAAGTATTTATACATACTTTCGTTTTTACCAACTCTAACTCTACGAACATAATAATCATTATGCCATGCATGTATACCCGATGAAGTTCCTAATGCCAGAGATGTTGTCCCAGCAGGCTTCACGGTTGTACATCTAGCAGCTGGTTTGATACCTATTTTTCTAGCTGTTTGTTTGTTTTTGCTTACTACTATATCTGCAGCTTCCGTCATATCCAACTGCAGCACAGCGGCAGAGCCTATTCCTGTCATTGATACACCTATAAGGGCGTCCTTCTCTGTCGTATCTTTCCATATGTCTCTTAAATAATGAAAGTCAGTATAACCTGCTTGTAGTGTACCTATAAATGAAGCTACTCTACATCTATCGTTAAAATCAATTTGATCTTTAATATCACTAGCATTTACCTCACATAAGTTACAAAACTGATATGGACGTAAAGCTATTTCACAACAAGGATTAGTCCCCCAGTCTTTATCGTTGTTAAAGTAAATACCTGGTTCGCCTGATCCTGATCGCTCAACACGTTTCCATAAGTCCATAAAAAATCCTTTATTTATTTTATGTCTCATAAGTACAGCTGAATTATTAGCACGACCTCGTTGAGGTGCTTCTTCCCACCAGTGTCCAGACTTACAACCTATCATTGCCTCGTCATCTGCAGAAAACAAACTAATTAAAGCTGCTCTACGAATACCACCTGCTAATACAGCGTCAGCTATATGACAAACAATATCGTGAGCTTGTAATGTAGTTAATTTATCTCCGTCTTCTACATCGCTAAGTATACCAGCTACTTTTACTATACACTCTTTTAAAGGTTGTGGACCTGGAGCTTTGCCTCCAGACGTAACTAATTGTGCGCCTTTTGGTCTTATATCGGAATAATCAAATGTTATCTTAGATGATCTCTTAGGACCCATGTAAGACTTAATTAAAACTTTAATTGCATCAGCCCAGCCTTCGATACTGTCACCGATTAGATGTCTTCTAGTTCTTTTACTATAAGGTTGATTAACCGAAGGTAGTTTATTAACATGATGATGTTGTACAGAATAACCTACACCAGTACCACCGAGTAATAAAAACATTATTTCATTAAAAGACTCAATGCTATCAATAGGTAGATAAGCACAATTATAAACTCGATTAGGCGAGATCTCAATCGGTTTGCCTCCGAACTGTAGCGAACGCATAGACGGTAAAACTTTCTTTTCATACACAAATTTATAAGCAGCTTCAATTTCATCAACAAGTTTAGGATATTTTTTGATATGCATGTTCTTGTTTCTAGTAACTAGTTCTTCCCATGTTTCCCTTCTGTTTAATTCAGGTACGTATTTAGCATACTTCATGTAAACAGTAATATCACTTAGTATCTTGTTTGATAGCTCCATTTTGTTTTGCTTTTTGTTTTTCTTTTACATTTTCTTCCATCTGCTTTTTTAAAGCATCAATGGCATCTTGATAATCAGGCATTAACTTTATTGTTTCTAAAGTTCCTACGCTTAACTCTCTAAGATGTGTTATTTCATTTATTAATTGCTGCAACACATTGGTCATAGCTTTAATTTTGTTTTGCATTTCTAGCAACTTACTTTCTTTCATCTGCCTTGTCCTCTATATTTTTTCTTATAGTTAATACTACCTTTTAAAGTAGATGTCTTGCTTTTAGAGTGTGTACCCGGTCTTTTTTTACGGGTCTTCGCTCGATACGGTGATAATGTTAGCTTCGCCATATTTTTCTGAATATTTAATTAAGTCTTTATATTTTAAATAACCCTTAGATTCTATACTCCAGTCAATAAACTGCTGGAGCTTGCGCTTAGCGTACATACGTCTTGCTAAATCTTTTTTCTCCCAAGAATTAAGTTCACGGTCTCGTCGCATTCTTTTTGATTTTGTGGTTTATATAACGAATACTTCGGCATTTTCTTTGCCACGTAATTTTTAAATAACTTCCAGCGTAATGGGAAAGATTCGTTAGGTCTTCCTTTGCATTCAATGATGAAGTCATCTCCAATAAAATCAGGCGTATAACGTATACCAAGTATTTTCCTATCGCTTCTATCGCGAAACTCACCTTTTGAGTTAGCTTGTCTTTCATAACATTTATTTGTAAAGTTAAAAGAAGGGACAAGCTCGTAAGTTTGTCCCTCATATTTAGCTTTGATCTTAGCTTTTTTTAAAGCTATGTACATATATTTTTCAAGACCTGATTGAAACGTTATGCCGTCATGTTTAACCTTTTTAGATCTAACAGGACCGCGTTTCTTATACCGGCGAGATTGCATCGTCCCAATCTAATTGTGCAGATGAAGCATGCGAAGGATGTGGCGGTCTAAAGGCTTCTGGTTGCGGTTTATTTTCTAGCTCTTCTTTAGCAGCTTGAATATAAAGTATAGCATCCATTAACTCTTCTTGAACATCATTTAAATAACCAGCTAGATCTTTATGACCACCAGTTCTTTCATCATGCAATGTTCTACCATACTTAGCATAGCCAACATCTGAACGTTTAACGAACTTATCGCAGACTCTTTCTACAACAGGATCTCTGAATAAAATAGTTTTACTTTTCATCTTTAACAAATGTTCCATTAACCATTTTACCAGTACGTTTAGATATTACCTTGTATGCTGCATCAATACACTCTTCAATTGTTGTACCACCAAGATGAGCCATGTTAGTTAGAACTACTACCATATCACCTATAGCATCGATAAATTCTTCATTATCGTTTTTAAGTACAGCTCTACCAAGTTCGCCAGCTTCTTCCATTAGTTTGCAAAACTGTGTTTTAGTATCGCCTTTAGTATATAAACCTCTTTCACCAGCCCAGTCTCTAATCTTTTGAAACCTATCATCTTCAGTGTTATCATACCTCCAATTTGCAGGCTTGCGTTGAGATAACGACTTAATATATTCTGTAAACTCACTAGTGTCTTGCTTAAATAAGTTTGGTTTAAAATATTTAGCAAAAGCTTTATTGTATATGTAACATCTTTCCATTGTATATTGAGATGTTGTTACATTGTTCATTATCCATTCAATAGTATCTACATTGATTTCAAATGTTCCATGCATTGTTTCCCACGTTTTACCCATGTTGTCCATTAGTCTACCTTTTAATTTAGTTACTGGACATGGGAACGTAGATGTCTGCTCTGTCGCGTTTATGTGCATTGTATTAGATTTTATTTTATTAATATATAAATCTTTATATTTTTGTCTGTCAACCCTATAGCCGTAAGACAATTGAAGTTCTAACTCTCTGTCAGATATGTAATCAATATCTGTACTTTGATCTAGAACTTCTATCTCGTCTAAGTCATAGCCTTGTTGGTCAACAACTCTAGATATAAGATCACGTGTAACACCTATTTTTTTACCCGGTATATGGTATAAATAATAATTAATTTCATCCATATTTTCTAGCTCTTGATGTTAACGTATTTTGTTCAGGTAATTTATCATTGTATATGTGTAAGTTATGTGCGAAATGATAGTATGTACCCATGTCAATACCTGTTCTTTCACAAACTAAATTTTGTAACATACTGAAACAGTATTGATCATTACAAAAGCCATACCATAAATCATTAGATCGCATTACAACACACATATTTAATTTGCCTTTTACAACTGTAAATTGTACAGCATAAGTACAAGGCGTGTCTTTTCTATATTTATTTATTTCTTTACCATCATATATAGATATTGCAGCTTGCCTTGTATCAGGATTATTTTTTAATTGTGCAACAACTTTATCTAGCTGATGAGCTCTTTCCCATTGGTAACCATAGTTAGAATTAACTAATCTTTTAGGACCAAGAGCCATACGTTCCCATATAGCTGGAACTCTCCCGTATATCTCACCTAGTTTATCTACTGAGTCATCGCCTGATAAATACCACTGCCATTCAGCTTCGGCATATTCCATATTGAACGCACGTTTTTCATTATCTATCATGCGTTCCCATGGCCTTTCAATAGTAAAGCCTTGATTAAACATAGCTTTAGTACCTGCAAAGTCTACGCCTTCGTAAGGTATTGTGCCATAGTAAAAATCAAAAGCCTCACTAGCATTTTTAAATGTTAATTGTCTCATATAATTATTATCCATTGCCCTTCGTATTTTGTTTGTAATAATATCTATACATTTCAAATAGTTTAGGGTATATTTCTGTTCTACTATAATCTCCTGGGCTAATCATTTCTTTATTGTTTGCTACGATACGTATTTTCCAAGATCCAACATCAAAACCTGGTGTAGCGGCTAATACGCCTATTTTAATCCCGTGATTAACACACCATCTATAAGCTTCTTTATCTTCTTTAGTCCATTTAACTTCGTCAAACGTGAATTTTTTTAGTCCCAAGGCATTTGTTCTTCAAGGTCTGGCATCTCATGTGGTACAAAGCAACCTGATCTAGGTTCCCAAGTAAAATGAGCTTCAGCTCCGTTTTCACCTAAGTTTTGGAACTTACATTTAAGTACTTTAACTTTAGTTGTTTTAGCTTCATAATCTCTATGAACTAATAAACCGTGATAACTAGCATCGTACCATTCGCCGCCACCTTTAATATTATACATTGTTGGCTCTTCAATTTTACCATCTTGTGTCTTGTACATTTTGGTAGGATGTGCCACTATAAATACTAATACGTCATACTTTTTAGCAAACGTTTCTATCTTTGTTAAGTATTCCATAGTATATTTGTTGACATCTTCTGTTTGACAATCAACATCTCTTACTTTGTTATATGGATCAATCACAAGGCATTTAATACCTTTTCGTTTAACAAGCTCTGCACCTTTACGTAATACTGATTCTAATGTATATCTTTCCATATCTATGAAAAAGAAATTATCATTTACGTGTTGTGCAACCTGATTCCATTTAGAACCTCCTATATCGCCTTTGTTTGGCATATCGCCCCATACTTTACGCATTAACTTATGTGCGTGTAAATATGTAGGAGCATTTTCAGGAGATGCAAATGCAGTCTTCCAGCCATACTCTCTATTATAACCTACACACATTTGATCTACGAAGTCTGATTTACCTGAACTAGGTATACCAGTCACTGTAATAAATTGTTTAGTATATGTACTAAATATTTTATCAAAGTTATGTAGACCAACTGTAAAGCCACGTTTAAAACCATTACGCACAAAGTCTGTAACTTCATCTTCAATATCTCTAAACGTTGTAACGTTTTCAAGAGGTACTGGATGAGCTTGCTTTATACGTGACATTAGCTCTTTAGAGCTATGCTTTAGTAAATACTCGTTAGCATCTTTACAATCATCAAATGTAGCTATAAAACAAACTTCAGCACCTAGCCTACGTATTAATTCTTGCTGTAGTGCAATGCCTGGTGGATCATTATCAACAGCTATGATTATCTTTTTCTTATCTTCAAAGTAATCAATACAGTTATCTAAATAATCTAAGTTGTTTGTATTAAGCGTAGCACCATTAGGCACTGATATAGCATTTGTAATACCAGCTTCATGTAAAGCTAATACATCCATTTCGCCTTCAACTATAACACAGTCATCATGACCTACAATACTATCAATATTATAAAATACTTTTTCAGCTCCTTTGTATAGCTTAAAGTTCTTACGTCCATCTCTATATTTAATATTAGTTAGATTACCACCAACTAAATAATTAAATTGTATTGTATTTTCTTGCTTACCAGTTTGAGGCATAAACTCTTTACCAACACCAACTTTTAATTGTTTAAGTGTTTGCTCAGATATACCTCTAGTTTTAAACCAGTCTACAACTTTATCACCAAGTTGACCTACAGTTGTTTGTTGAGGTACAACATAATCACGTTCAGCTTTACCTTTACGTTTAAATGTGTGCAGTTGAAACGGCGTATCACAATTATGACACGTACCTATACCTCGTTCCCAATCGTAGCTAGCACACTTTTTCTTTTGGTTTTCAGGTCTACGTGTAGATGAACACAGGGGACAAGTCCCCTGCGTTTTACCTACGTCCAAGCCGTGCTGATTAAACTTATCGATTAAGAATCCATTTATTTCTTTATCTTCTACGTTCAATTATATTTAATTAAAATGGTAAATCTGGATCAGCAGCTACAGGCTGTGGTTGAGCTTGTGCTTGTGGTTGTGGTTGGTTTTCTCTTGGTGCAGGCTCTGGAAATTGTCCATTAGTCCATACAACTTTGCAATTACCTAAGTATGTCTTTGCTGTTTTAGCTTCTCTTTCTTCTTTAGTTTGATCAACTATAACAGGTCCTTGATTACCAAATTGATCTGGTTCATCATTCACTGTAATTGTTATTGGTAAGTATTTACCTTTTTTACCTACGATAATCTTATCTTTAGGTATTTCACTTAAGTTAATACTTGCTTTAATTATTCCTGCCATATTATAAGGTTTTATTTATAAAATAATTGTGAGGATCAAAACCCTCTGTTTTGTAGAACAAATCATATATTTCTGATGCTTTTTCAACTTTATTAAGTCCAGATACTAAAAAATCATCTGAGCAATCAAAAATACCAATTTGTCCTGTATTCTTATCTATGGCTATAAATATCATATCATAGCCAAATAAGTTCTTATATACAAAAGCTTGTGAATCGTAGTTATATTTCTTAGCTGACCAGTGGAACTTTTCTAAGTCTGCAGTAGTCTTTAAATCAATAACTAATTTTTCACTATGGTTAACTATATCAGCTTTACCTTTCCACCAGTTACCTGCTAATTGTGCAACACCTGGAACTTCAAACTCATTGCCATCGGCGTGTATAAAATCTCTACAAACTTTATTGTTCATCATCTTTTCAACTAATGCTTCGACTTTATCAACTTCATGTTGTAATAAACAAACTTCACCGTTTGTTATTTCTTTATACGCTTTTGTATTACGTGAGCTAGCTTCTACTATCTTGAAATTTTTAATTTTATCTGGTTCAAGAATAGCAGTGTGAAAATAGCCTCCTATAAGAAAGTGAGGAGCTGATGTAGTTGGATTTTTGAACTCTAGCGGGTTTGTCATTAGTGTACGTATATCTGAGTTAGATATAAACTGTCTACCATATTCACCATAGTAATGTTCATCGTCCTTCAACTTCTCTAATACTTCTTTTTTATTCTTCATAATGTTGCTAATTCCTGCTCTTGCGCTTTAGTTAAATTATATTTAGCCTTAATAGCGCTTAAATTACCACCGCTCTTAACATACTCTTTAGCTTTAATTAGCTGAGCTGTTGATATAGCTGCTTGTGTAACTGTTTGGTTTTTACCGTGTGTATTTGTAGCATCCGCATCTTGAGTATCATCAATCAAGAACAGATTACCTAGTGCATATTTCTTACCGTAAGAACTTGCTGCACCATATCGCTGTGGCATTTGCATACCTTTCTGATCTAAGTCAACACCCACAATAGCTATAGCATTTAAGCTGTCTTTGCCATCGGCTACTGTTGCTGTAACTTTTAATACAGGAGGCTCAAAACTAATTAAGTCTTCTTGTATTGTTACTGTTACATCTAGCTCCTTTAAAAAGGGTTTTGTAGCTTCGAGAATGTCTTCGGCAGATCGGAAATAATACTTGCCGAAAGAGTTGTATCTACTTTTTTTCGATTTAAACTCTTGTTGAATTTTGGATAATTTTTGGTATATTGTCATACTATTATAATTACACATTTATTTATTAATTTACAGATAGTCAAGCACTTGCGAGTGATCTACCGTGTCAATAAGCTTTTGTACAGCTTGCTTTTTAAGTTCAGAAACTCTTACATAATCAGACACACCTTGTATACCTAAGTCTGCTGCTATTTGTTTTGCAGATAACTTCTTACCTGTTAAACCATAGCTTTTAGCAAGCACATAAGCTTCATCGTCTGTTAAGTATTTATTTAATAAACTTACTAAATAAGCATTTAACAATTGCTCATTGTATGGATCTGACTTATCAGGTATTTGATAAGCCATATCTTCGTTTTTTGGGTTAGCATCAACAGATAAAAATATAGAGTTAAAAAACATTTCAACCATTTTTTTATCTTTACCACCATCTTTACGCATCTCATTTAATTTATGCTCAGGTATACGCATTGTTCCTCTATTTTTATCAATAGCTCTACGTATTCCACCTCTTATACGCTTAGATAAAAAAGACTTTAACGTTTGTTCTACATCGTCAGATGCAGTTACTTTTTCCCAGTCTATTTTATTTACAGCTTTAATTAAGTTCACATGTCCTTCTTGGATTATATCCATAATGGACATAACTCCTGAAGCTTCTTGAGATGTAGCAAATTTGCGGCTTATGTTTTCAACTAATGGCATGAACTTTATTATTAGTTCATCACGGGTATAAAAAGAATATGGTTTATCTACAGGCATACTTAATTTTAAGTCTTCCTTATATCTAACATAATTCTGTATATTATATTTTTTCATGTTTATTATTTAACTCTTGTTTTTCTTCTCTGAGTTCTTCACCCATGTTTCTATGTATTGTTCTTGGTGTACAACCTAGAACTTTTGCTATTTTAGATATTGTGATAATTCCTTCATCATGTACCTGTAGCATAGCTTCGTAAATATCTTCTTGTTTTATTGCTTTGCCTCTACCTATTATTTGGCCTACAATACTTAATTTTTCAGTTACGCTAAGACCTGAACCATCTTTAAATACTATTTTACGTATTTTATTTTTAGGAGGTTGCTCAAGATCTTGTAAGTAAACATCGTTTATAATTTCTTTTAACATGTTGGCAGGTAAATTAAATGTAGTAAACCCATTAGGTTTATAGGTTATTACACTTGTTAGTTCAGAAAACTGTGTTTTATCCATGTCAGGGTTTAGATACCACAATACCAACAAATGCCATTTTAAAGATTTATAGGTATTTATCTTTGCCTTAGTGTTAAACAGACTGTAATAGCCGTAAGTACCGTCAGCATAATACCAACCCCAGTCATAGCTAGTTGTTGGTATATCTGGCGGATACCTACGATATACAATGCGCTTATCATTTAGATATTTCATAGCGCGATGTGACATTAGCCTTTTACTTTAATATCTTTAGGCCTATTGTCACACAATGTAGCCCAGTATAACTGGTGCTCATTCTTTAAACCTCTTTGATTTATTTCTTCATCAAGCCATTTTTGGCTATAATATAATATCCAATCAGAATTTTTCATAAGTTTCTTAAATGTTCTTTATATTTTAATAATTGTTTTCTTTTATCCATATTAACAAGACCAGTATCAATTGCTTCTTGAAATATTTCATTTTGTAATTCTTGCATTCTATACGCTACATATCTCTTATGAGATAAGCATCGTCTTTTTTTCATAAACTTTTCTATCATTTTATGTTGTTGAATAGTATATTGTTAGTTGCGTGATTTATCGCATCCTCAGACATAGTTGGCCATTTACAATGTAAAAGCTCATGTACGACATCAAAGTCTGTTAGAGGTCTTGTATGGCTTATAATACCAGATTTATTATTACTGTTAATAGCTATACCAACAAACTCTTTTAATTCAAGATCATCAGGATATGTAACTTGTTCAGTTCTAATAGCTTCTGTTGTTATATTCCAATCATCAAGCTCTAATATTTTTTTCCATTTTTGTATCATACCTACAAATGCCCGCACCTTGTGAGTGCGAGCTATTATTATCTTTTTCACATATTACTCATAATATTTGTCTAATAAAAGCTCAGCTACTTCCAAGCTTATCATATTATCTGCATATAATTGCCATATTAATTTTCTCATTGTATTATTCCTTGTTTTAATAAGTCTTGTGCTGTTCTGCATACTCTTGCATCCATTCAGCTATTTTACTGTTTACATCAGCATAGACACCAAACTTTTTAAAGTGTTCTTTTTGTTTTTTATCTAAAAATATTTTTGCTTCATACCTTTTCTTACTCATAATTTCTTAAACTTTTGTAATGTGGATGTCTGTAGCTACCAGCTTGTGTTCTTTGAAAGTAAGTAAAGGTAGCACGCTGACCTATGTAGTCATGAATGTTATCGAGCATGTTAGCAAGATCCTTGTAGTCATAGCCTTTGCCCGGTGGACAGCCGAACTCTATGCCTTCGTCATCTTGCATAATGAACTTACCAAGCGTGCCTTGTCGCTTACCTTTACCTATTTCATAGCCAATAATTGTGGCTTCTGTATCGTGAAAGTCTTTAAACTTCATAAGATCCCATGATCTAGTACCTTTGTATTTGCCAGATGGTGTTCTGTACATAGAGCCTTCGTAACCTAGTTTAAGGTTTTTAGCATGAAATCTTTGCGCGTCATCAAAGTCTGTAGCTAGCCTAGTAGGTGTAACTTCTAATATAGAGCTGTTTCTAAATGATGGTTCAGCTAGTAGAAATAAGTTTCTGTCTACATAAGTGGCTATTGTCATACTAGCTATATCATACATGTGGTATTGTACTAGTTCTTTAGCTTCAGCTCTATCAGCATCTGTTGGCTTTTTCTTTTTAACAAGAGATATAATCTTTTCAAAGTCATCTTTTAGTCCGTGGTTGTACAGCTCACCGTCAAGTACAGCTGTAGGATTTTTTGCAAAGAAAGGCTTTAGAGCTTGTTCAATGTGTTCTACATTCATAAACCTGTTATTAGCACGAGAGAACGCGCCTTTGGCAGTAAATAGACAACGTACGCCATCTAGTTTAGGTTGTATAAATGCAGGGTAATCTGCTTTGTCCTCATTGTATTTATGAGCAAGCATTGCTTTAATATTTTCCTGATCCATCATTTAATTTTTTATTTATTTTATCAATTTTCTTTAGTATTATTGCTGCTTTTTCGTATTCTTCTTTGTCTTCAAGAATCATCATAATAGTTTGTA